TTGTGGCATGCCGGTTGCACTATTTACTATATTATTACTTCCAACTATTCTTTTGTAATCTGCAGTTGGTGCACTTGGATTGGTAAATATGTTATTACTACCACTTATGGTTGTATCGGTAGTATTATTATTATTCTTAAAAATTATATTTACTTGATTACCTGCAGATGCAGTAAGGTGTGAAGATGCAGATGTAAATGTTTTTGCAACCAACATCAATGAACCTGATGCATCTGAAAGGGTTATAGTATTACCTGATGCATCTATCAAGGTTTGATCTCCAGTAAATGTGTTAGAACCAGTAGTTGCATAACTTCCAGTTACTGATTGTAAATTATCTACTTCACTTTGTAATGATGCGGTAGTAAGTTCTATATTATCTAATCTACCATCTACCGATTCGGTAAATGAGTTAAATGATGAAGTAGTTGCAAAGGTTGCATTCAATACTTCTTGAGATGCAGTAAATGCATTCAATGGTCCTAAATCACTATTGATTAAAGGTGCATTACCATTTACCAATAACGAACCAGTTATTTGTGTAGCAGAGTTTATAGAGACAGTAGAACCATCATCACTAATGTTAGAATCTAATAAGTGATGTCCTCCATCTCCTTTTTGTATTCTATTATTTGTTGGATATGATGGAGAACCTTTTGTTGCATAATCTGGTCCAAATAATGCAACTCCAAAGTTTAATGGGTCTGAACCAGTATATTCATAAAACCAATCGTTGGTTAAACCATCAAATTGGAATGATGCAGTAGTATTAGCAGAACCTGAATCCTGAACTATAATACCAGCATATCTTTCAGTTGGTGTATCGTTATTCAATACAATAAACGCATCACCGATAATCTTTGCAGAACCAGTTACTGATTCAAGATATGCAATAGATGCAGTTCCATTTACTGCAATGTTATTAAATGTTTGAGTTCCAGTAAATGTATTATCTTGGTTAAAGATATAAGATGATAATGAACCACTTGTTACTGCAACCGGTACTCCATTACTATTACCTACCCACACATATCCTTGTTGGATGTTCGGTAATCCATCTGCAACTTGATTGAATACAATACCTCTACCATTTGTAGCTTCTAATGTTACAACACCTAATACTTGAACCGATGCAGAACCAGTTGGTCTTGTTGCAGTATAACCACCACCAGGTGCTAGGTAAATAACAGTACCTGCAGGAAATCCATTTGTATTTACATTTTGAATTTCACCACTAATTATTGCAGTTCCAGTTGCAGCAGGTGCAAGAGTTGTATCATACGCAATTAAAGTTGCTGGTCTTCTTAGTGGATTGTTAGCATCTGCTCTAAACACATTTGCATTATCACCAGTTGAACCTGAAACGAATAGAGGAGTTCCTCTTGTAATTGCTACTGAATCAACATTACGAATGTTTTGGTGAAGGGTTTTAACCCAATCAAACGAAAGATTACCTGCACCATCAGTTGATAAGAACTGGTCTAATACACCATCAGTATAAGTTGTATCTTGTAATACTACTTGTGATGAGCCAGAAACAGTCCCTGCAGGTAATGCTGAAACAACTTGTGCAGAGCCTGATATAGTTCCACTTGGCAATAACGGAGTTATTTGTGCTGCACCACTTACAATACCTGATGGTACATTTGATAATCCAGTATAAGATACTTGAGATGATCCTGATACAATACCACTTGGTATATTACTAATTTGTGGGTAGTTGATTTGGGATGAACCTGATACAACACCACTTGGTAAAAGAGGAGTTATTTGTGCTGCACCACTTACAATACCTGATGGTAAATCAAGAGTTACATTGGTATCACCACTTGCATTACTATAAGTTAATGTTAAAGGTGTTAGAGGATTATTTTGTATATCGGTAATAAATGAACCAGTATCAATAATACTTCCACTTACATCAGGTATATTTACTGCAAAGGTAGAACTATCACCTTTTGTAAAAGTTAGATTTCTTGTGTTATTATTAAATGATGCAGTAATTACTGATGAACCAGTTACTGATGAACTAACAAATCCTAATGCAGTAAGTTGTCCTGAACCTGAAACTATACCACTTGGTATATTACTAATTTGTGGGTAGTTTATTTGCGATGAACCTGACACTACGCCACTTGGTAAAACACTACCACTGGCATCAGGTATATTCACAGCAAATGTAGAACCATCACCTTTTGTAAAGGTTAGGTTTCGTGTTCCATCGTTAAATGATGCAGTAGTAAGTAATGAACCAGTATCGGTTGAACCACCACTACCAGTCACATTATTGATTCGTGTATCAAAAGATGCAGAATCAATTGTATATTTTTCTTGATTGACAGTTGAGTCAATCATGTTTTCATTGAATGTTCGTAAAGCAGTTGGAGTAATCAATCCCGCATTGTTATTTGGGAATGACATATTATTTTCTACTTTGAGAGCTTGTTTAGTTAATTCACTCATATCGTTTATATATCCTATTCGTTGTTGATTACTATATCGTATCCTTCGTTATATCCATTATCAAATCCACCACCTTTAGTTCTTACTGGTGATTGAATAACACCGATACCTTGCTCCATTAATGCTCCATTGCAACATTTCACATGGTAGATGTCCTCGTGAAGACAAAGACAACCTCTACGAGAGTTTTTTGGTGAAGATAAACCTTGTGTAGGTCCAATGTACACACCACTAGCATTCTCTCTATTTACAGAGTATCGTAGATTCCCATTGCGTGAATTACTCCACTTACTATTTGACCAGATTGCCATATATAAAAATCCTTTTAGATATATAACACAAATTGGGGTAAAAAGTGTAGATTACTTAATACCCCTCATTGCATCTTTATGCATCATTGATTCTAATAAGGATTTGTCTGATTTATATGCTAAGAATAAAAGACATTGTTCTAATGGTAGATTAGTTACTTCATCAATTTTTTGTATGTCTCCATTTGCGAGTTCAAAGATTGACGTATAGCCTTTCCACTTTTTTCCAAAATTAATTTGATGTTGGGAGGAAGACCCGTCAGATTCGTAAATTTCAGGGTATAATTCAGCAAGTCCATTTGCAAATTGATAAAAAAAAACCATGCTCCGAAATGAACATCCATACCTACATCTAAAAATAACTCATCATCTATCTCTCCCTGATAGGATGAAATCTCATATCTTTCTTTTTTCTTTCTTATTACTGGTCTGTAAAGTATTGACATAATCTTAGCCCAGTTAGTATCAATTCCTAATGTATCATATTTAGTTATATCTAAATACGCACCATAACTAATCTTGGATAGGTTTGGTTCAAACCCATACTCTATACCATCTATTGTGATTAGTCTTTGTAGTGGTAATTCCTGATTTAACATCAATGCATCCAAACTTCTTTTAATCTTCTCATGTGATTCGTGTGTCATACTCAAAATGACATCCACACTAATACCACACAAGTGATGCATAGTATAATGGAATTGTGCCATAGGGTCATCCTCATGGTTTTGTAAATCTCTTTGTAATTCCAAATACTTTCGTAATGTTATATCTTTCCAACTATCGGGTAGATTAATGTTTATTTCTTGTCTCATTTTAATTCATGTTTATATATCCAAAACCACTTTCTGCTACTCTTTCTTCCAATACTCTAATGTATTGATTTGCTCTTCGTAATTCTGCTTCTCGTTTCTTCACCATTGCATCCATTGTAATTACTTTTGCTCGTAATTCTTCATTCTCTTCTCGTAGTGATTGTGTAAATAGGATTAAATCTCTTAATTCCGTTTCACTCCATGATTTATCTTCTTTCATATTATCTTATACTGATTGAGTATTTTCCCTTGTGTTGTTGTTTGATTGATAACTTGGACATTGCCACATAGCGTAATGCATCAAGTGTGTGGTCAAATCCATCTTGTGGTGTATCAGTTACATAACCATATTTGTCTGTCACATACTCGTATCCATACATCTCGTTTATTATATTTTGTGAGCGTTTTGTTATGTGTAGTTTATAGTTTTGTAATACACCTATACCAAACTTTCTACTATCAGGACCTTTCACTACTGCCTTTGCATTGAAACCTGAACGATATAGTTCTTCTATGTTTCTTGGTTCTGCACTATCACAAAAGATTTCATCTTTCTCTATACCGATTACTCTTAACTTCTTTATCAGTTCTCCTATCGGTAGTTGTGATTCGTATATCACCTCATCTATATAAAGGTTATCACCATTCCTAAACACTGCAACCATTGCAAGTGGGTCATTCCAACCCCAGTCAAGTCCAAACCCTACAAACTCTCCATCTACATCATCTACGGTTGTGAATGAGTATATTGCTTTATCATTTGCAGCATATTCTCCTTTACCGTAGATAGTCCATTTCTTTGGATTGGTTCTTTCCAAATCCTCAATTGCACGGATTGTTTCTTTTGGTAGGTAGGGATTGTCTTTGTAAGTTGTATTGTATCTCTGACAATTATCCATTGTTCTTAACCAATGAAACGGAGATATAGTGGGATTGTATGCAAGTATAATCTTGCCAGTAGTTCTAATAGATAATTGGAAATAGGATTCTTCATCTACTTCTGATGCCTCATCTACAAATAGTATATCTGATTTTACACCTCGTAGTTTTTCAGGGTCATCAGTATTCAGGAATAGAAAGTTAGTGCCATTACTAAACTTGTAGGTTCTATCTGATATATTGAATTCACTTTCGGAGTATATACCGAGGTGTGTTAGTATATCCTTAAAATCCTTCATTACTGTTCGTTTTAAGGAGGGTACTGTCCTTCGTACTATGGTTATATCACTTTGTTGTTTTAACCCCTCTACGATAAGGTATTGTAGTATAGCATAGGTTTTACCACTACGAGTACCACCAATGTGATGTGTGATTCGTTTAGTGGATTCTAAAAGGTTTTCAAAAGTGATTGATGTATCAATGGTTATCTCCATCCGAACCTGATTTGTTTATGTTTACAGAGATTTGATGTATCCTCTGGTCTATCTCTGCTCTCATCTCTACACGAGATTGTTTTGGTAGATTGTACTCTAATAGCTTGATTACTAAATCTATTGCACTTCTTGGGTCTTTCTTCTTCATCTCTTCCAACATCTTTGGTAAATCATCTAATACCGAGTTTGTTGCACGAGCAATAGAAAGTTTCATTTGTTCGGTAGAACGATTCACTGCTCCTGCAGGTCTACCTTTACTTAACTTATTTCCCTTTTGAAAAGGCATAATGTGTTTTTTTTGTGTTATTTAATCATCTTTATATAATAACACCCATATCAATTTGAGTTGTATATGGGTGTATATATTTATATATAATAATCGTCTTCTTCTTCGTTTATTACTCTGCCGGGTTTCTTTGGGTTTCCCTTTTGTTCTTGTCTTATTGTTTCTATTTCTGATAATTGTGAATCTATAAATCGTTGGAAGTCTCCATTAATGTCCCACAACAAATCACCAATTCGTTTGATATATTCTCGGTGTTCTTGTTGTGTTCTTTTCTTTTGGGGTGGATACTCTTTTAAGATTTCTTGTTTTAATTCGTAATACTTTTTGTAATCTTCATTAGTTAGTAACTGATTTAGGTTTCGTGTAGAAACAATTTTATCATTCGGCATGTTCTTTCGTTTTAATTGTATAACCACTAGTTGATTTTAAATTTCCATTACAAACTGATACTACACTAGGGTATGCTAAATTTAATTTTCTTGCACACTCTGCTCTTGATTCATATTCGCCTATAAATGTTCCATCTTTCTTATATACCAATACTGGTATTGATTTTATTTCCTTATTTCTTTTACCAGTGTTTATACTTCTTATCATTTCCGTAGGTTCTAAACCATAAGAAATTTTTAATTCAGTTTCTAACTTTCTTGCATCTTTTCTATTATCAAATTCAGCAACTATATTCATTATTAAGTCTTGTCTTCCATAGTACTTACCTACACCATGATACTTGTCTCGTGGTTTTGTTTTTGTATGTTCTGCAAATCTTACCTCGGGTCTATAACTTTCACCCACATCTTCAACTGTGCCATACAAGTTGATTAGTTCATACACATAATACTTTTTCATAACTTTTTATTTTATTAATCTGCAATAAATGGATTTGGGCAGGTTGTCTTCAAGTGTTGGCGTATTTTTTTCAAATTCATAAACATAGTGCTCTTACAAATGCCTATCTTATTTGCTACTTCCAACATCGTATCATCTGAATCGTAATACAATTGGAATAACTTTACTTTTGGCCAATCGCGAGTTGTTGTTAATCTTTGGAGTTCTTCTTGAACTAAATCAAATGATTCCATTATCCGTTCATCTTCTTCGTAACAATAAACTTCATCTAATGGTTCTTGAAACTTATTATCGGTTATTTTAACCTTATTGTGTTTTACTATTTTGTTTATCCACCTTGTCTGCAAATACCGATAACAATACATCGTATTTATAGAATCCTTATAGTAAATCTTTGGTGTTCCTTTTTCTAATAGATAAATCATTAAATCACCTATCAAGTCTTCTGCTTCTAAATTATTCTTTGTTATATTCTTCGCAGATTGTAGTAACCAGATATAGTGTTTTTTATATAAAACCTCAATTCTTCGTTTAAGTTCCAAGTTTTCATTCATTTATTGGTTCTCCTGATTGTTGATTTCTTTTGCCAAGTTTCCTGCTTCTATTAGGGATTGTGATTTAATGTAATTGTTTATTACATTTACAGCATTTACCCAATACTTTGCAGAGGATTGACACGCACATGGTTGGTGTGTATTATCCTTACTAATCCTTTGATAAGAGTTCCAAACTCTTCCCATGTGATTTTCAGGTATTCTATCGTGAATGGATTTCATTACATCCTTTAACTCTGTCCATTCTTGAGGTGTGAATATATCTTGGTAACTCATTATTGTAATCTTACTGGTTTATCTAAATCCAAGAATTGTTTAATTGATTCAAAACCTGGATTTCTATCTGAAATACCAAAACCCATACTTGCAAGGACTAAAACTAAATCATTTACATTTTGTAATTTACTAAAGTTGATATAGTAAAATGTTTCTTGATTTGGATTTGTTGTTTCTTTTGTTGGGTCTATACTCCCACTTGTTGTTTGAAAATTCATAATTGTTTGTTTTTTAATTGGTTTGCATATTCTAATAATTCTTTTTTATCTATTGGAAAATCTTCTATCCAAAATGTCATCTTCTTTTCACCTTTGTATAGGTGGTCATACAAATCTCCTATATTCCATAAGTGATAGTATTTTGTTGGTTCTAATTCCAACAATACTGTTTCTTCATCTACTTTGTGTATCTTTACCATAACTTTACTCCTTTACAATTACCTTCATAACTCTTATCTGTTAAACGATTTAACCATTCCTTCCTCTCACAACACCCACACGATTTGAACCCGAGGAGCGTTACAGAAATGAATGTAGCAACTCTTGAACCAAACCCGAGTGTGATTACATGAATTAATGCTTCTACATAATCACCTATCTTTATCCATTTCATAATGTTCCCTTCCATTCGTTTGTTGATGGTAAATTATATTTCTCTCTGAATTCACTATTTCTCATATCAGT